AGTTTGTGTTCCTCTTTAATCATTACACACTCAGTGAGTCTGCCACTCACTTTAAATTTTATTGGCTTACCATCGTTGTTCCTGGCGTTGTCGAGGAAACCCCCACTTTTATTAGTGGGTCCAAAGTTTTGCGTTTTGTACTTAACGAAACAATCCAGGTCCCTAGCAAGTGTGAAATACTGCTAGTGGTTTGTTGTATTACCAAGTATTTGGCATTATTGGGGTTCATACCCTTCAGTGTGCCTGCTATATCTGCTCTGAGTCAATTATTTCACTGTCGTTAAGACAGTACACGATAATTTACTATTGCAGTACATAATACTAGTTTACGCAACTCATGGGTGACGATTTGTCACCCCAATTTTAGCTTACGATTCGGCTTCTCTCCCCCTACTACATTCCAGGTTTCCCTTACAACCTGATGAGAATTACTTGCCAACGGGCAAAAACTTTAACCAATATAGGGGCTTCAGTTCCTGAACATCAATTTGATTTATATCGAGTTGAATGGTTCTAAATGAAGTTCCGAAACAACGGGGGGTCGCACCCTCCGGCACTCATAACCTGATACAATGCGAGTACAGCTTAAACGGGCCTCAGAGGTTCAAGGCCTCTGTCCCCCGTAGTACTCATTACCGCTTGGTAGCGGGCAGTTATCAAAGTCCTGAGGAGATTCTAAGTAAGCCAGACATGGTTCTTAGTATTGTTACTGTATGGGCAGTAGCGTATTAAGATTTGGATGTGGAATCTACAAAGGTATGTGTGTCACTCCACAACCTAAGCAAAAAATTTACTATTTCTTGCTTATGAGTTGTGGGGTGTCTTCTCTATAAAACAAATGTCAATTTCTTTTACTACTAATTTTGTTATCGAAGGCACCTCGCAGCTTGTGAGCTCGAGTCCACCTGATGTATCCACTACATCAAATACCACTATTATGCCCACCACCACGCACACTACTATGGTTGTTCCTAGCTTTGTTGAGGAAAACATTACCGCTTCTACCACTATCACGCCACAGTCGGATTCTGAACCAGATGATGGTTCAGTTGACTCTTCCGATTCTGTGGCATTTGCTCAGTGGAATGCTGAGAGAGGTAACCCATTACCACCGCCTCTTTCCGAGAGCCCCAGCTCTCACATGGATTGGTCCACTTCTGAAGATGACCCCACCGGGGTCACCAGCTTCCTGTCTAAGCATAGCACCATCATTAATATGGCACGCTTTAGTGTCATCATGCTGGATTATATGCGCGATGAGAAGAAGGACCGTTTACGCACTGCTGCTTTTCTTACAAATGTAGCAGGTTGCCTTGAACTTGCTGATGTCGCTTTAACCATGCGATTTCTTACAATTATTAAAGGCTACTTTAAAGTCAAGAGTATCAGACCCCAGTCTGAAACTACTGATTACATCAGGGACTTCTTTGGTGGCGGCCCTGCCGCTGTTAAGAAGCATTTGCCCTTGGTCATCAAGCGGATTTTAGCATTGGTTGCTAGCGTCAGCATTATGCCCAGACTGCTTTCATCAGATTCTGGTAGCCTACCGAACATGGTTGGCCACCTCATGAAGAAGAGGTCAGTGGTTAAGTTCAGTGTCATTAGCGATGTCATGGATTTCCTGGTTAAGTTGGTGAACGACGCTATAGATTGGGTTTGCGGTGTCCGCACACCTAAAGAGATAGCCATTGTTATGGAGGAGTCCAAACAAATGCGCATGACTCAGCTTGAGTTTGCCCACACCATGACCGACGTTCAGCGTAATTTCTGGATGAAGGAGTACCCAGGAGTTCTTGATAAGCTTAAAAAGCTTTACGCTGCTTGTTTTGCAAATGAGGAGTTCGCTCTAGTCGGTTTAATCGATAGAGAGCGAGAACTCCTTGTGAAGTCTTTTGTAGCAGTTTCTGACACCAAGTTTCAGACTAGTCATTTGACATTAGCCATGAATTTCTGTGGTGATTCCTGCATTGGCAAGAGTCTCATTACAGATGCCGTTTCAGACATTGTGGCCATGTATTACCAGGGTGTTCCTTTTGACCCAGTTCAGAAGTTTGTCGCTGGTGACACTAAGCATTGGGATTCTCTCAATAATGGCACAAAGTTAGTTATAGTTGATGATCTTGATGCTGACAAGTTGTATGGTGAGAAACGGGGCGATAGGGGCATTAATGGCTCCTTGTGCGCTTTACTCATTAATCTTGTTAATTACATGCCTTTTACACCACCTATGGCGTGTGCTGATCAAAAAGGGAAAATTAATCCTAACCCTTATGCTCTTCTTATTTCTAGCAATGAGAATCATAAGTATGGTGATATAGGCCTGATGGGAGATCCTACAGCAGGAGCTAGGAGACTGATTTCTGTTGGAGTTGAACTCCGGCCCGAATTTCGGTCTTTGTCAGGTGGTCTTGATCCTAACTTGGTTGGCGATTTTTACGCTGACTCACCATGGTTGTTTACCATACGCCGTTACGACACTGATTCTGCTGTTTCTGCGAACAAGGGGGTTGAGAACCCCAAGTTCATTCCCAATCTATATGTGGTTAGCGACGTTATTCAAACTGTTGAGTTTTGTGACATCGCCAAACTTACAGATAGGGAGGTACTCACTGTTTCACAGCTTCCTAGGGAGGATGGATTACACACTTACACCAAGCAGTGTAAGAAAGTGTCCCTTGCTGTTCTTCGTGACTGGATAGTTCAAGAACTTGACAGTTACAAGAGCAGGAGTGACGTGGTCAATGTGGCTAAAGATAAGACTCTTTCCAATTCCAAGGAGTATTTTGCTAACAGGGACGCACATGGTGATGTGACTCCTCAGGCGCGTGGTCCACGTGACTTCCATGAGCATACAGATTGCGCACCATTTTGGCCTATGTGGGCCTTTTGTGGTAAGATTTGTTGTACTGACGAAGAAGTGGTTTCAGCAGCCGCCGAGTATGCCTCTTTTGGCTGGTCTCGTTGGTTTTTGCGCTGGATTGGCATTTGCGTCCGTCTTACTGCTTTTCCATTGTTTTTAGTGTTTGCGAGGATGACTGGTCGTGCGCGTAGTGGTGTGTTTATCAATTTGCAGATCTTTTATGTCACAGTTTTCTTTAATATGGTTATGGTGACTAGCGTCCTTGGTTCTGCTAGTAACCCAGTTTTTGGGTTTATTAGGCAGTTTTTTAGTTATGTTTTGTTACCTTACGTTTCCCGTTCCAGAAATTTTGCGGGTTTACCGTCTAGTGATTTTTCTTCCATTAGGCGTGCTGCTTGTCACCGTTTTTCTATTTTACAGAGGCATAAGACGGCCTCACGTTTAATTGTGGGAGGCTTGTTTGCTGGTTTGTCAATTATTATGCTTAAGAAGGTTTTAAGGTTTTATTACTTCCAACGTCGCCTCCTGGCGTTTTCTCAGTCTGATGAGGGGGATGAAGAGTCTCCTCCGGAGACTAGTCATGCTGAGGTACCACCGGTACCCAGCGCGCCAGTTAGCGCTGGTGTTGTTAAGGGTAGCCCTTCGACCACCAACTCACTCCTTAGAGTTAGAGCTGGTGTTCCTTACACAGGTAAGTACAATGGCAACCCTAATGACACTACACGTCCCGTGTTAGCCTTTCAGGATAACCCTTGCATGTCATTTCCCGATGTGCTGGGTGCTGTTCAGAACAACATGGTTAAGCTTTTCATAGAAGCTGTTGACACCGGTGATTTAGCCACTGCTAAGTCCATTGATGGCAAATCTAATAGTCAGTTTGGCTTGATTTTGGGCCAGACTTCTACCTCTGCCGTTATACTTCTTAACAACCACCCCTTTAAACCTGAGGCTGAGTACTTCAAGGTTCAGGTGTACTGGAAAGAGGGACAGCGTGTTCGTCCAGTCATCGTGCCTAGAGCGTTCATTGCCTTTGGTTCCGAGTTGCCCACATCTCGTCTTAACGGGTTGAAAGGATCATTGGATGTAGCCCTCATAGGGGTTCAGGACATGGGTGCTGTCAGAGACATAACAGGCCTGTTTTCACAACAATCCGCGTTCGGTAAAACGGACATGACAAACGTCAAGCGCATCACGTGCCCTTCCATGGTTGGCAATTATTGCCACCAGGAGGAATTGGAATTGTTATCCGGTACTTATCACGGTATTAAAACCGTGAATTATAGTATTGGTAACATGCCTGAGACAACATTCCTCGGTGCTTGCGTCGAGGGTGTTGGAGCTGTTGGTACCTGTGGATTACCGTACATCGCCGGTAGAACGGTGGTTGGTATTCATGAGGGTGCTCATGCGCCTTTCGTGTACGCCGCTCCCATCACACAGGGTGACATTACTGCTCTTTGGAATAATCTTCAACAGAAGGCTATACCAGGGTGCACTAACGCACACATCGTGATTGGTACGCCTTTGTTGGCTGACCCTGGAGTGTCCGCTACACCACCCATAGTTACCATGACTAACTCGTTTGGGTTACACCCTGACAGTGTTTTGAGGACTATTGCCCCTAATACCAAATATTCAATAGTTGGTAATAGTGGCTCTGGTGGTGTTGCATTCCGTAGTGCTTACAAAAAGAGCCCTTTAAGGGGTCATTTGTATGGAGCTATCCCTGCTCTTAAGGAAGTTGGCCGTGCTCATAGCACACCTAATCCTGACATACACATTTCCCACACTAAGATGTTTGACAAGACCGGTCTTTCAACCAAGGTAGAACCCTTTTCATTGAGGAAAGCCTACAAGGATGTGAAGACTGACATGGAATCGAATTTCATCAAATTGGCTGTTGGTGATCTTGGTTACATTACACAGCTAGGCCCGTGCAACATGGACGACGCGTTAGCTGGGTATGGGTGTACACTTGCTGGCTCTGTGGCACTTACCACTTCCGCCGGCACTCTTAAAGGTAAGAAAGACGTTTATTTCGACAAGTACTTTGATGAAGTACTTGGTCGGTATGTCACTTGCCTTAAAGAGGATGGTCCTATGTCCCAGTACATAGTTGACACTGTGAACGGGATGGTGGGCCGCGCCCAGAGGGGGATTACTTCTACGCTTTCTCGCAAAGTAGTACCTAAGGACGAACCTCGTGAACACGAGAGGGACCTCAATGGTCTCATAGTGAGTAAGGCTGCCAGGCTTATTCACGCTGGGGAGTTAGTAGAACTGATAGTTTTCAGAATGTACTTTCTTCCTATAATGGCCGTTTTGGGTATGGACCCAGGTGGCTTTGGACATGCAGTTGGATTAAATCCTGCTGAGTCCTGGGGAGACCTCCACAAGCGTTTTAGTAGGCTTGATGACACAGAGAATTTTGCCACTGATTACTCGTCTTTTGACTTGACTATTTCAGTTCATCTTCTCGATGCTGCTGTTAACTTGCTTATATCGCTTACTCACATGATGAGTGGGTACACGGATGAACACAGGCGTATAATGCGCGTGATATGTTATGATTTGTGTAATCCCATTTACGATGTGGACGGAACGTGGGTTCGCTTCACTGGGAGCAACTCATCGGGGAACCCTCTCACCACAATGCTCAATTGCTTGGTCAACCATTTGGTTTGGAATCAAGTTTGGACAATGTGGTCGCACGACAGGAAGAATCCTACACAGAGTGGTCTTTACCACTTTGCGTCTGATAGCCTCCCTGCTTTGAGCACGGTGATGAGCCTCACTTGCTTAGGGGATGACTTCTTTGGTGCAGTAACTCGCGCCTGCGGTTTCACGCAGATAGATGCTGTGATATATGCTGCCAGGCTTGGGTTTACCCTCACGGGTGCCGACAAAGGTGCAGAGATAACACCTTACGCGTCCAGTATATCCTTCCTAAAGAGGAGGATGATCGTCTACCAGACGAATTGCGGGGAGCTGGTCCTCGCGCCGTTGTCAATGACTTCCTTACTTAGACCATTTATTTGGGGAGAGTGGAAGGTTGACATGATCGAGCATTACGCGGGCTTGATCAAGGGCATGCTGGTTGAA